ACCGCGACGAGATCAATGTTAAGGTCTATAGCTTTAATTTTAGCGGCACCGGCACTAATCAACTGACAGTAATACTTAAACGATACGTTTAATGTTCGTAGATTTTAATATATTAAATCAGCTTGGATCGCCAGCTATCAATAGTAATACGTTTGCTAATAGGCCCGCCGCAGGACAGACAGGGCGGCTCTTTGTTAGTACCGATACTTTTGAGATCTACCGGGATAATGGTACGACCTGGGATCTAATCGGCGGCCCAGGATCTAGCACAATTACTGGAACGGGTACGGCAACGCAAGTGGCTTATTTTACCAGCTCCCAGGCAATCGGATCTAGTTCAAATTTATACTGGGATAATACAAACACTAGGCTAGGGATCGGCACTAGCACGCCTGGGGTGCGCTTGGATATTCATGGTACTGGCAATATGCTGCATTTGAACGCTACTGGAGCTACTGCAAATACCACAATGAGCTTTCAGCGTTTAGGTAGTAATGTATGGCGGTTAGGGGAACAATACAGCGGCGGTTCTAATTATTTTGAGTTGCACAATGCTGTTCTAAATAATAATGCAGCAGAATATCAATCTGCAACGAACAAAGCTACTTATGGCGCACTCGAAACATATAGTAGCGGCGGCGCTACTGGTAGTTTATTTAGTTACACAATAACTATACCCAACGGAACTAATTTTACTGGTCCTAATGCAATCGGAAGTGTAAATAGCTATCTGACATTAAATTTAGGCGGAAATACTACGGTACCAACCAGTACTCGGCAAGGACTTGAGGGTAATAGTCGTATTAACTTTACTGGACCTGGTACCCTTACAATCACACAAGGCAGTACAGTACGCGCATTTAGCGCTTTAAGTAGTGTTTATAGCTTTGCTGGAAGTTCTGCTGGAACTATAACGCACTTAGCTGGCTTGCGCGTATGCTTCCCGGACAATATCGGTCTTGGTGCGATAAATGTTACTAATAACTATGGAATTTTAATTAACGACCAAACTACCGGAACAGGTACACTTACTTATACTAACCGCTGGGGAGTTTACCAAGAAGGCGCAAGCGATCTAAATTACTTTAACGGCAATTTGCTCATAAAAAGCACGACTAACTCAGGCGAGGCTTTACAAGTTAATGGATCTGCAAAAGCAACAAATGTCGTAATAAGTGAACAAGCAGCACCAGCTACGCCAGCCAGCGGAACTGGTATAATTTATGCAAAGACAGATAATAATTTATATTACAAAAACGATGTAGGGATAGAATTTAATTTAACTGACCAAAATATTGCGACAAATTTAGCTTTTACTGCGTTAGGTAGTGCAATTATTGGTTACAATCCAATGAATTTATCAAATATTGTAATAAATAGTAAGTCATTATTTGATGGTACAATATATTTTATTGGATATTATTTACCAGTAGGGGCTACGTTAACTGGTGTAAAATGGTATCAAGGAACGCAAGGTAATTATACTGCCGATAACTACAATGGTATTGGTTTATTTTCATATAGCGGTGGTACAATTACTTTGGTAGCAAGTACAACTAATGACGGCAATATATGGAAAGCTACTGCAAACAGTTGGCAATCTAAGGCATTTAGCAGTACATACGTTGCCGCTGCTGGTATGTATTTTATTGGTATTATTTGCAATTTTTCAGCAAAAACAACAGACCCATCAATAGGACATGGAACGACTATTACTGCATCGTCTTATGATTTTACAAATAGTGCAAGGATTATTTGTGAGGTTACTGGACAAACTGGTTTTAGTGCAAGTTATGCTATGAGTTCGTTAAATGCTTCCACATTTACTTATGCTTTATTTTTATACTAAATATATGGGATATTCAATACAGCCAGTTACTATCTGGCAAGACGGACAGCAAGTAAACGCGAACCACATCGATGCTTCAATAGTCAATGATAATTTAAGCGACTATGCGCAATTTTTTTGGCAAATTAGCCTTGTAACTATTATTACAAATACCGAGAGTAGGGATATTTACGATGAAAATGGCAACGTAATTAGCCAAGACGTATCAACCGAAACGGAAACGGTAAAAACTATACTGCAAAGCGGAAACACGACAATAAGCGGCGAAGCATACAATGAGTGGGGTCAGTCAGCCGACGTTAATTTAGCCGCTTATGAGTATATTTGCGAGCAACTTAATTTAACGCTAATACCTTAAAAAAATGACAAACCTACACGAACTAAAAGCAACAGCTTACGATCTAATCGCAAACATTACTTTTTTAGAAAATAAGCTGCGCGAGATTAACAACCAAATAGCAGAAGAAAGTAAAAAACTAAATGAAAGTGGATCTACAGTTAGTAACGATAGCAATTAGTAGCCTTTGTGGCTTTGTCGCTTCTTGGGCCGTACTTAACCAGCGCGTAAAGTCGCTAGAAGATAAGATCGCTAAAAATGACGATCACGATCAGCGCCTAACCAGGCTGGAAACAAAATTGGATATTTTGCTTGAACATTTAATTAAAGAATAATGAAAAAGCTATTTAAAAACTGGAAAACGACATTTTTCGGCTTCGCTACTATTATCGGCGGCGTGGCAGCCATATTAAAAGGCGACCTGGTTACCGGGATCACAACTATCGGCGCCGGCTTGGGCCTTGCTTCGGCCAAAGATTTCGATAAAACAGGGCTGTAATGAATGAAAGGCACAAAAAACTATATTATTGCCCTGGCAATAGTGGGCCTAATCTTACTTACAACTAAAGTGAGCGCAGCGAAAGTAATAGCACAATTTGAGGGCCTGGAGCTAAAAGCCTACCAGGACAGCGCCGGTATTTGGACGATTGGCTACGGCAATACGCGCAACCCTTATACAGGGCTTCCAGTTAAGCAAGGCGACACGATCACTAAAAAAGAAGCCCTGGACTGGCTACGGATCACTACAGCTGCAGTAGAAGCAGACGTAAAGCGCCTGGTAAAAGTACCGATCAATACTAACCAACAGCTGGCACTGGCTAGCCTGGCATTTAATATCGGAACAGGCGCCTTTGCACGATCTACGCTACTAAGGTTACTAAATAGCGGCGCAGAAAAAGCCGCCGTCGCAGCGCAATTTTTACGCTGGAATAAGGTAAAGGGCAAAGAAGTACCAGGGCTAACAAGGCGAAGAAAAGAAGAAAGTAAGCTATTTTTATCTTAATGAATTACGTCGTATTGTATAGCGGCTGGCCTGCACCAGCATTTGTAAATAATAACACACAAGCTAAAAGATTTTTTTTTAATAGTATTTTACCTAATGTTAAACAAGAAATAACTTCCTATTTGAAAAAAGGTGGTTTTGTGTTTGGCGAAGATCTTTATCAAAATATCAGATTAGTTAATACAAAAACACCAATACAAAAACTAATTACTATAAATGTTAATGGAAAAAAAACATTAAAAAAAATAACTACCTATAAAAATGTAAAATGGATCTATTTTGATATTTATTTTGAAGATACTAATAATGACGGTTGTAGTTATATTTTACAACAAATAAAAAAAACTGGATTATTAAATAGAGATCTTTTCATAAAAAATAGGTGCCTTACTTTAATATAATTTATTGCAATACAACATTTTATTCAATCTACTCAATTACATAGTAGATTTTTTTTTGTTTATATGAACTAAAGTGATATAAATTTACAAACGACAAACGACTTTTACTAACCTTAAATCTACGGAACTATGGCAATCCTAAGCGACCGTGCCGCGTACATACGCGAGCTGGAAAACAAAATTAAGACGTTACAATTTTTAGGCAAACACCTGGACGACGCCAGGATTAAAATTGAATTTACCTACAGCTGCGGCAGCCGCGCGCAGGTAGATCAATCACTGATCCCTTTTAATATGGCTATGGAGCTTCGCTTGCTAATCGGCGAAAGCATAGACCACTACCAGCGCACAATTACAAACATATTAACGATACCAGATGAAATTGGCTAAATTCTTACTGGAGCTATTATTTTTAGTTTTAGTATGCCTGCCAGTATTTTGCCTGGCCTATATTCTTATCGAACTATCTTTTTTATTCTATAACCTAAAAAAATCCCTAAAATGGAAAATTACAACCAACCAGCGTTCCCGCCTCAAGTAGCCCAGGACAATTTAGGCCGCATTATTGCGCCAATCCCTGGAATGAGTAAGCTAGAGTATTTTGCTATACAGCTGCTACCTACCTACCTGGAGCTGGGCAAAAAGCACCCGCTAGCAGACAAAGGCGAGCCGATCACACCTATACAGGCTGCGATCATTACTGCAAAAACATTACTTGACCAATTAAACGAAAAGCAAAATGAAAAAGATACTTTACAGATTATTGAATAGCCCTAAATTTTGGCTACTAATCATTTTTACTTTTATGCTATGGCTATCTAGCTACTGGAACTACTAACTAAATGGCAAACGACGTTCGACTAATTACTGCGCTGCTTCACGCCAGGCGATACGACGCTAAAAATAGACCACCTGCGCAAGAGCCTATTTTTACTATACAGGGCAAAGTAGTTGGCTGCCTGCAGAGCTATATCGTATTTTCGGGCCTGCCCAAGGCCAGCAAGTCAACATTTGTGGGAGCTGCGGCCGCGTCAGCCCTGGTGCCGCCCTTTCAAGGCATTTGGGGTATGAAGTTGCAGCTCCCAGTCAATCGGCCCAGGATCGGCTATTTTGATACTGAAATGAGCAGTTTTGATTTTTACCGGCAAATAGATAAGATAGTAAGCCTGGCCGATAAGCAAAAGTTACCAGATTATTTTGACGCCTATAGTATGCGCGAGGATATGCCCAGCAAGATCCGCATAATGATAGAGCAGTATTTAATCGAAAATAAGGACTGTAGCTGCCTTATTGTAGACGGACTACTGGACTTATGCCTGGACTACAACGATCCAAAAGAAACGCGCCTAGTAACGAACTGGCTGAAACGGATTACTAAGCAATACGATATTTTGCTAATCGGCGTACTGCACCTGGGTAAAGGCCACGGCGAAACGCTGGGCCACCTGGGTAGCAATACCGACCGCTGGAGCCAGTCAACTATGATAGTGGAAAAAAATAAGGAAACGAGCCAGTTCGTCTTAAAGCCTAAATATATACGTAGCGACGGCGATTTTGAACCGGTAGCCATAATGAACTACAACGGACGCTGGAGCCAGGTACCCTACATTGAGCCAGCACCGGCAATACCTACAAAAAAGAAAAATTAACCTGGGAACAGAGGCAACTGAACAGCAATAACTATGAAAACTACAAAAAATTATGCAAAAATTTTTGCAGAAGAAGAAGCAGACAAAGTTTTACGTTCTTTTTCTTTTTATACTTTAGTTGCTGCATTAGTAAAATTTGGTAAAGAAAATAATATGCAAATAATAATAACAATACAAAATCTTAACCTGGGAACAGAGGAAACTGAACAACAATAATTATGGAACAGAAAAACAACAGCGGCAGCCTTTACAAAAACACAAAGGAAAAGCCCACGCAACCCGACTACACCGGCACGGCTACCATTGCCGGAAAGCAGTACC